ATGAGCAGGGGTTGCTTTTTCTCATTGCCCCAACCATTTGCTGCCTTAAGTTAACAGTTGCCTTTGACGCCCAAGTCCAGACCGGGTATTGCACCGTTCCTCAATGGGGCTGGATCAAGCATCCAACACAGAGTCGTGATTAAATTTTGTCTTTGATGTGTGAGCCATGCACACGTACTTGTATATGGCCGTTGTAATAATCTGTTGATTCTAATACTCGTCTTGCAAATTGTTCTCTTGCCTCAATGTATGAACATTCAGACTTTGATTTGCAATAGTAAAGTATTTCTCTGGAGAAGTTTTCGGTGCCTAGTGTGATTACGTCTGCGGTTAATTCTGGGCTTGACCCGTAGTACTCACGCCAATCTGAATCGATCTTGGTTCGTATCTTTTTCCGCTTTTTGATGCCGTTCTTTTGTTTTACTGTCTTGTACGTTGTTTTTGAAAATTTCGCTAATTTTTTGCCTATGTACTTGCGTCCAGATAGATTATTTGTGATCTGATAAACAAATCCCACACATTCTTCGGGTAAAGTCTCAACTGGGGTGTCTTGATATTGCCATGTCATGTGAGTTTTGGGGAATTGCCTTTCGTGCTATAGTTATGCCTTGTGTTCAAAGTTCACGTAAAAAGTTGCCTCTTCTATCACAGTATTTGGGGACACTGTGGTAGCGTATCGTATAAAATTGCTGATATCTGTTAATGCTACACCGTTTCCAGTCCATGTGGGTCTGCTACGGCTTAGTTCTGTGTCCAATCGATCTGGCGTGATCAATGTGGTTCGGAATCGTACTAGATTCTGTTTGAATGCGTGTGTGCCTTGTCGACTGGTATGACTCAAGGCTGCCTTGGCCACACGATAAGTTTCAAACCTGGGTTCAGGTGCCACAATGTGTTTTTCACCTGTGGATCCAATGTTAAAAATCCAACCTGTCTTGCCAGCTGTTTTCCATGCGTCATACACAGCAAAATACAACTGCGCCTGACCAAAATTGGCCCACAACTCCTGGGGCGGCCCGTCAAATGCATTGTTTACAAGCACATCATATTCCAAACTCAGGTCAGCAATTTCATGTGTATTGAGATTGATGTCAAATCCATTGGCACGGCTGACACTATCAGCGCCAAATACATCCACTAAATGTTTGCCCAGTCCTCGATTACCACCTGTTACTAACATTTTCATCTTGTGGATCCTCCTTGATCCCATACTTTTGTAAACTGCTTGCCGCAAGTCATTGAGCATTCAAACAGGCTATTGTTGTTGGTGAATGAGGCCACAAGATCTGACCAGAAGTCATTGGCAAATATTTCTGGCAATGTTTTGTGGTGTATATTCAAATTATCTAATCCATAACGTTCTAAAAACTCACGCACTTGATTTTTGCCGTTGACTGTGCTCAGTGGGTTTGCTCCAGGCAATGTGCCGTCTCTAAATCTTGCATCATACAAATTGTGATTGAAAAAATTACAAGGCAGCACAACCCCTTCAGCATTAATGGCAACTTTTTTTCCAGCCAGTGCGTCACATTGTATTGGTGTGGTGTCAAAATATTCTTTGATATTGATGTATTGTTTCTTAATTTTGGGCAGGTGTTGCATGCTACGATTTCTATAATGTTCATTGCTAGGCGGTTCCAACACATGGTCTGTACCAGCAATAGGCCAAAAATCTAGTTCGGTCATTGTGGCATGATTCAAAAATCTTCCTGTCTTACGGATCAGCACATTGTAGAAACCCATGTCCTGACCCAACTGCTGAACTTGTTCAACTTGATGTTCGTTGTGCCGGAACACAATAAAATTCCATTGTGCTCGACCGCCAGCGTTGATAAATGCTTGAGCATTGGCAATTGCATTGTTGTATTTTACATTCTTTCTGTACAGATGTAAAGTGTCTGCCAACCCATCGATGCCAAAGTCTATCTGACCATGGCCATTCATGATAGTAGCTATCTCTGCCCAGTACTCATGATCATGAACCCCACCATTGGTGTGTATGTACAACCACAGTGTGGGACTCTTACTTCTAAAGTCACGCAAGATGTCCAAGAAATCTGGATGCATGATAGGATCACCGTAACTGCCACAGAAAAACACTTGTCGCAACCGCTGGCATAGTTCTGTGTCAAATGCCTGGTTAATTGTTGCCCGTGGCAAGTGTGTGAGTGGCATGTAGGGATTGATACCTGTTCCCAAGTTATTGCGAGGGCACTGAGGACAGGCAGCATTACAGTAGGTTGTAATTTCAATTTGATATTCGTCAATGGTATCAAAATCAAACAACATCCACGTCCGTATTGTAACTGGTAAATCCATTTTCTTTCACAACACGCAAAATGTTTTCCACACGACTGGTAAGTTCATCTCTGTGCGACACAAGCCAAACGCTCTTGTTGCGTTCACGTGTCATCTTCTTCAACAGCGCCAGGGCATTCTCCACACCTTGTGTGTCCAAGCCAGAGTCAATCATTTCGTCAATGAACAATATGTTGATGGGTGAATACAAACTCTCCCATACATCACGGAATGCCCAGCTCATGCTGAGTATTAGCCTATTGCGTTCACCACGACTCAGATTGTCAAAGTCCAGTTCGCGCCCCAGTTCTTCAATGCTCACACTCAAGTCGTTCTGAAACTTTACTGTGTGTGGCAATCCAATTCTATCCAAGTACCAGGTGAGTCTTGCATTTAAGTAACTCAAGTTCTGATCAATGATTTTTTTGCGAACAAATGAATCTTTGCTTGTGAGCAACTTCAACAAAAACTCTTGATGTTCCTGTACTCTAGTGAGTTCGTTCAAGTGATCATAGGTGACAGTTTGTAGAGCCTGGTGCTCCATGTCTGAGATTTGATCAGTGTAGGGATCTATTTCGGCCTGTTTGTTTTGAATTTGTTGTTGCAATGACTCCAGGGTGCTGCGATGTTTGAAAGCATCATCTTCGTTGTCATAGAACATCACAGGAGGTTTGCCCAGTACGCCTAGTTCGGTGTGTGCTGTTTGCAGTTCGGCCAATACGGCTGTGTGTGATACTACATTAGCATCAGCGTCAGATAACTCGCGTTTTTTATCTGCCAGCACCTTGGTGTGTTTGGTATCATGAAACTCTTGTCCACAAGTGTGGCAAGTGTGTGCCTCTAAACTTTCAATTTCTTTCACAAGTTTGGCAATGGTTTTTTCTTCACGCTGAACATCCAATTTGGTTCTACTGATTTGTGTGGCCAGATCATTTATGTCACGACGGCGTTGATCCCAGGCCGCATGTTGTTTGTGAGCGGCAATTTCCGCATCAATGTCTATGTTTTGTAGCGATTGTAGTGCGGCATGTAGTCGACCAAGATCTTCTGCATGCTTGGTGGTCCACATGACGTGTCTGCGCTTTAAACTTTCGATCTGTTCTTCAATGCGTTTGTTGGCTTCTTGCACAGCACGTATTCTAAATTCTTCTGAGGTAATTGATTCTTTGGTGCCACGGTTAAGTTCTTTGATGCGGTCGGCACGTTCGCTCAGCAGGGTGATGCCCAACAACTGCTCAATTATGGTGCGTTGATCATTGGCCTTTAAACTCAAGAACGGTTCTGTGTATGTGTTCAAAGCCAAGATGTGTTTGAACATGTCATGGCTCATGCCAAACACTGATTCAATGGCATCTTGTGTTTCGCGACTATCGCCTTGTGCATCGTCTGTGGCGGCGTGTTGTTTGCTGTCCACATAAAAGCGCAACACATTGGGTTTGCGCCCACGTTCAATCTTGTATGTTTTACCGTTAACAGCAAAGTCCAGACTCACCATCATGCCCTTGGCATTGGTCTTGTTCACCAGGTTGTCCTTGCGAATGTTGCTGAGTGCTTGTCCGTACATGGCATAACTCAGTGCATTGATGATCGTGGTCTTGCCTGTGCCGTTACGACTGCCATCGCCGCCCAAGTCCAAGTTCTCTCCTAGTACCAGCGTTAAGTCTTGACGATCAAAGTCAATGCCCTGTGTAGCATTACCCACACTCATGAAATTCTTAACAGTGAGATTTTTAATTTGAATCATATGTCGTTATTATACACGTATCCCATGGCTTTTGCAATCTCAAAATGAGATTTAGCAAAATTTTGATTTCTTAAAGTATCAAAGTATTTGCACAATTCTAAAAATGCTCGACCGTCTGAATTGGGCACTGCATTAATGTAATTGATAATATTTTTTATTTCTGGCCAAGGGTGATGTTGAAACTTTTCAAAAATTAACTGCTTGGCGTCAGCCGTGAGATTTTTAAGATCAAATCCTGCCGGATCTATTAGATAATTTGAATTAACCGAAACACCTAATTCTTTGGCCCACTGCAAAATTTCATCAAGATACAACACGTTCATGATACTGATGGTGGGCATGATACTGATACTGACATTATCTAAGTTGAGGCCAATTAGTTTTTTGATATTTGATTCAACTTTTTGCCACGAGCCGCCACGCTCAAGTTCAAACCGAGCACCAATATTGTCGATACTAAATTGTATATCTACATGTTTAAATTTTTTCCAATACTCAATTTGAGCGTCAGGATAGATAGAACCGTTGCTGTTGTAATGCAAGCGCATTTGTGATGCATACCCTTGTTCTACTGCTTGCTGGACCACATGCAACAAAGGTTTGATTAAAAATGGTTCACCTCCGTACATGTCTATGTTGGCTAAATTTGGTAACAACTTTACAATTTCGTCAATGGTCTTGGAATCAGATTCTGCCCAATTAAAACTTTCTATGGAAATAGATTTAAATAGGCTTACTTCTTGCGCAAACAAAGAACTGTTCGATGGGTCACAGATGCGGCATTTAAAATTACAGGTGTTGCCTGGCTTGAGATCCAGACTTTGTAAAGTGGGATGATCTAAGTCAGAGGTCAATAGTTCTTTTTTCCGAAGACGCATGTGATAAGATCGATTACTGGTCAATCCTTTTGATTCTGCAACCCAACATTTGTTACATCCACTGGGTTTTTGACCATTCAACAAGTCTTGCCTTAAAGTTTGCATTTTGTTATGGTTAAAAGCAGCGGACAATGAGTCATTTTTTACATGTCCCACAATGTCAGTATGCACACAACAAGGGCGAATTTCTCCTGATTGCAAAACTTCAAGATGCGTCCACGGCTGTGGGCATAAAGTTTCCGAAACGACAAAATTGTTCTGTAAACTTTTGGTACTTTCAATCATCACTTGTAATGATTGAAATGAATCTGTGAGGTTTAGAGTTGCAAGCTCTATTAGTTGTTGAGTAATGTCATGAGGGCTACATATCAACACAAAATAATTTGATACATCAATTAACTTGGTAGCCTGATACAAATGAGTTAGTAGACTGTCTGATATAATTTCAGATGTGTAAAAAATCAAACGATCTTTATTGTTTAATTCTATCTGATGACAACGATCAAAGTATTTGTATGCATGAGTAGAAGAAGTAGTCAGATCTGCCAGATCAATAAAACATTTTAACTCATAAAGATTTATTAGCGTGTTTTCTAACTGTGATATTGATATCATAAGTTTTGGTATATTTTCAACAACAGTGAGATTTTCAATATGGATCATACGTTGATATTACACCCATTCCATGGATTGTGCAAGCTCAAGGTAATTTAAAATCTTTGGTGCCAAGAAATTCAACTATTTTACGTATTTGTGATGCGTATTCGTTGGCAAAAGATTCTTGGAGGTACGGAACGTATGGATGATCGACTAAGTTTGAATAATCATATTGTATTCTATAACACAGTCTATTGGTGATACCTCCCAGTCTTCTATGAAGGGTAATACTGTTGTCAAACAAACATAAATCATTGTTAGTTTGGTACCAGTGATCGTATATGAATTTATTGACAAATAGTTCTTTGTTGATGCGTTCAAACAGTCGTTGAGATTCGGCTGCACTCATACCTTGAATCTGGTCCATGGTATTTACACTGTAGTGAAGTCCTTTTATTCCTGCAGGACTTTGTATCACCAACGGAATAGGAATGTTATCCACAGGACACATGTTTTTATTCATAATAAAATCTTGTTCTAGTCGCAGTCCTGGATTGATTTTACCAGGTGTGAACTTGTGCAAAATAACCATGTTATCAAGTTCACTGCGAAAGCTCTCGCTTTGTTGTTCATACCAATCTGTAGTGGTCAAAAATCCAGTGGCACTGCCCACAACACCTTCCTTGGCCAACAATGACACACCTGGAGTGAATGCAAGATTTCCTGATTCATTGCTGTGCCACAGCAATTCGCCTTCGGCAAACATACCTTCGGCTTGACCCCGGTCATTGCGACGCCCAGTTACTTTTATTATTCCGTCAATGGCCTGACCGTTGTTGATCTCCATGAAACTCATTATATTTCTCATCCAAAGAATATCTTCTTGGTCTATACCTTGTGTGTCGCCATTGGCCACACGATCAAACAGTATGTCAAAGTTAGAAGAATACTTGGCAGATATTGTGTAACGATGTATGGCACGGTCCGTGCCCCATTTGCGCATGTAATCGCGGTATTTTTCTGGAGTGAGATTGACATTGCGTAAAATAGTCACAAGACTGGTCAAATGCAATCGACCAATTTCCATCCACTCTTCATCGGTAATGTGATCAAAATCAACATCGTCAACAAATACACCAAATCGTCCTAGTCCGGGTATCTTGCTAATTTTCATAAGTATTGTCTCCCTATATCAAATCTTTTTTGAACTTTTAGATATTTAAAATGATACACAATATATCGATATCTAATAATAAATCCAACTACGTATTGGTCGTTTGTGAATGCTATCATAAATTTTGATATATTTGTAACAACAACTTGTTGTCGTAAAACTCTGATTCGATGTTGGTCAGCTGATCTGTGACAATTTGATCCACAGATTCAAATTTCACATCTCCGGGTGCCAGATCCACATCCACACCGGCGGTCTTGTTGGGTATCAAGGCCATCTCACGTAGGCTGTAATCTCGAATAAATGTTTCTTTGATAAAGTTGGCCTCTTCATAACTGATCTCAATGTCCAGGTTTACACGCACATGCATCCGGGGTGCAAGCAGTGTGGCTGCATTGTCAATAAGATTTGCAAGTCCGTGAACCCTGTATCGGGGTTGATCTGGCCAGGCATGATACTCGGGTTCCTTGCCCCATTCCAGAATCATCATGCCACGTGCATCATCTCCAGCATCAGCATAGTTATGTGGAAAGCAGTTGCCAATGTAGGTGATGTTGTTGGCAGTCTGCCGCTTGTGAAAGTGTCCAGTGAACACCTGATCAAATCCACCAAAGTCTCCACGTTGTATTGTGCCATGATCTGGCATCTGTACCATGGCATTCATGTAGTAGCCAGGCAGTTCAAAGTGCCCAAACATATATTTACCCTTTAGTTTGGGAATACGCTTGTGGTCATCGCCGCATAGCCAAGGAGCAATAACAACGTCACCGTCACTGAACCAGTCATTGCAAATGTTAACTTTCGGCAAATGTTTGGCCCACTCCACACTTTGAATATCTCGCTTGTCTCGATAATAAAGATCGTGATTGCCAGGAATAAAATATACCCGATCAAAGTTGTCATTCATGTGCTCCAAGGCCCGAAGACTATAACTCAGGGTAACTATATTTAAACTGGCCCTGTTGTTGTGCCAGTCGCCAAGAAACATGCAGGTTTCGCAGCCCTCTTCTCGAGCCTTGGCAGTGGCCCATTTGATAAAGTCCAAACAGTCATCGTTGTGTGTTTGACTGTTGGACTTCAACCCAAAATGTATGTCTGTGAAGACCGCGGCTTTTTTAAATAGATTAGTCATCTACCTAGTATACTACTCTTCGTAGGTGATTACAACCGGACCGGACATGGCTGCCATGCCAGCCTTGCCGGAGTTCTGTCGTGTCCATGAAGGATTGAGTCCATTCATTTCAAGAATGTCATCACGGATGTTTTGATTTTTCTTTTCAATGTTTAGGATGCGAGTAAAGCTGTTGGTGATGGCAGCAGTATAATATGCAAAAGGGTTCTGCGATTTTGATTCGTCAAATTGTAGTCCAATTTGGCTGAGTTGCAGTAGAGCTTGTCCGCGCATTTCTTCATTGTAAGTGTAGCCGCGCCAGTTTGATCGGGTGGCATAACGTTCACACAGTTTCATAAACATAGTGGCCAGTTTGCGTGTCATGTTGCCATGATCTTTAGAAAACTCACCTGTTTCTAAATCACCTCGCCAGTGACTCTTGCCTATTAGCACAGGCATTTTGTTTTCGTCTAATCTATAATGCCAGAACGGGGGGAAATTCACTCGCATGTGCGTGGGATTCAGCACAACATCTTCAACTAAGTCTGCTAGTGGATCTTCCACTATGTCATCCAGGTCCAGGATGTCTTCAATCTTTTTCTTTTTGGCAGCAGTTTTTGGTATTTTCTTGGGAGCCATGGGTATGTGTTCCCAAGTCATAACACGGAAAACCACTTCCGTATTTGGTATTTTTTTGGGATCAATCACTAGACCAGTTTCACGCTTGTGACGATCAGCACGAACACGGCGTGCTTCGGCCACGGTCTTTTGATTGATTTTGTCCACTGAAGGAAGGATCATGTCAAACTGATGATCAGTTGTTCTGTCTAGAAATGAGCAGTAGGTGTTTTTGCTTAGATGTATTTCTTTCAAGATGTCACGGTTGTTAAGGTAGTTGACCTTGGCAGCGGGTTTTGCGATTAGTGTCATCGGCGGGGTTCTCCAGATATGTACTTATTGTAGCATGTTTACAACATTTGTCAACCTGATCTTAAACTACGTGGTTAAAAAAATGGGTAAATAACGCATACAGGAATACAAACATGGCCGGGTACGATCCAAAAAAAGCAGCTGAATATAATAAACTTCGTCAACAAGGACTTAATGACGAGGCTGCTTTTCAGCAGTCAGGCATATCCAATGCTGATGCAGACAACTATGTGGTCAATGATGTGCCTGGCGACTCTGGCCGCGGAACAATAGGTCCTGCTATTATTGGTACAGGAACAATCACTCAGGCACCTACTGCTGCCGAACAACGAGAGTCAGCCCAGTTTTATCAAGGCCTAGAAACTTCAAACTTTGAAAGAGTTGATTATCCAGTAAAAGCCAACAGTAATCCCAGTGTTAAAACAAATACAACCTATGTTAATACCAGCACTGAACAAGTCAGTGGCGGCGGATCAACAACCACAACATCTGGACTACCAAAAGCCAATGCAACAAGTGATAGTATCCAGACCCAGGCTGATGTCAAGACTGCAGAAATAGCTCGGTACAACGAAGAAAATCCTGTTACACGCAATTCAACTCCTGCACAAATAGCGGAACGCAGAGCAGTTCTTGGACCGCTGATTGCTGAACGAAATCAGTTGTCCAAAGACGCAGAATCGGCCAAAACCCCCACTGAGCCCACGACAACCGTTGTACCCAATACCACTACAAATGTATCAAACACCACGTTTTCGCAGGAGTCAACAAATGCTCCAGTGCAGTCAATAGGTGGTGATGATCCAGTGGTCAACCAACAACAAGAACAACGTGCTGGACTTAGAATAGATCAAATAAACACTGCACCGTTGTCTCCGGTTGTGCCTACTGATGTGAATCCATTAGGGCCAGTGGTCAATGTGATTGCACAACCTGATCTTGTGCCATTACAACCTGGCAACAGCGAGTCATTGGGACCAGTGACCAATGTGATTGTAGAACCTGCTCTTGTGCCACTTGAGCCTGGCAACAGCGAGTCATTGCCTCCAGTGACCAATGTGATTGTAGAACCTGCTCTTGTGCCACTTGAGCCTGGCAACAGCGAGTCATTGCCTCCAGTGGCCAATGTGATTGCAGAACCTGAACCTGTGCCTGTTGACGATCCTGCGGCCGCGGCCGCGGCTGCTGACTTCAATGCCAACACCAATGCTGGTGTGTTGGGAGCCATTGGAGTGACAGCGCCTGCACCTGTGGCTCCGGGGCCTGACTCACCGTTTGGTGGTGCCGCCTTCAACAATGCAGCCGCAAGAAATCCTGAAGCAGCAGTAGATGCAGTGGCCGCTGCTGAGGCAGCTCAGCAGGCTGCAACAGAAGCACGACTACGAGAACAACAGGCCATACAAGCACAGTTCCAATCTCCAGCCAATGGTGACTGGCGAGTGAAATTAAAACTATCGCCGAATGCCACATACTTGTACAAAGACGGTGGTGCAAACTCAATTTTGGCTCCATTGGCTGCCAGTGATGGCGTGGTGTTTCCTTACATGCCCGACATACAAACCACATACAATGCCAATTACGACACCGCAGATTTAACACACTCGAACTATCGCGGACAGTTTTACAAAAGTTCATATGTAGGCGACATCAACATCACTGGCACTTTTACTGCACAAAACACTCAGGAAGCCAACTATCTGCTGGCAGTGATACATTTCTTTCGTAGTGCTACAAAAATGTTTTATGGAGAAAAAGATTCATTTCGCGGCGCACCACCTCCACTGGTGTATTTGTTTGGACTGGGGCAATATCAATTCAACGCACATCCTTGTGTGATTCGCAGTTTCAATTACAGTTTGCCCAACGATGTGGATTACATTAGAACCAAACCCAACAACTACAATGTGAACCTCAATAACACATTGCCCAAGACAGAAAGTGGCGGCAATCCCATATCTGCAGTGATCAGCAGATTGAGAAATGCCCTGTTGCCCAAGGGTGCGTTGCCCAACGTGCCTCAGGAATTGATAACAGTGAGTCAAAGTGTCAGCAACATAGACAATTCAACTTATGTGCCTACCAAAATCTCAGTGACCATCAGTTTGTTACCCATACAAACAAGAAATCAACAAAGCCAGCAATTCAGCGTCAAGGGATTTGCCAATGGTGAACTACTCAAAGGAGGGTTCTGGTAATGGCCAACTACGATTCAACCAGCCCTTATTTTCTCACAGGGTACAATCAATTTTATCTTGACGTCATGGTGGACAGACCCTTGCCCAAAGAAAGTGATGATTTGAGTTTCAGCATCAATCTCACATACCAATATCGCCCTGACCTGTTGGCCCATGACTTGTATAGTGATGCCAGACTGTGGTGGGTGTTTTATCAACGCAACCCTAACACATTAACAAAGCCTCCGGTGGATTTTGTAATAGGCACCACAATCTATCTGCCCAAGATCACCACACTGAAATCTGTGCTGGGATTCTAACACATGGCCTACGGTACCCCACCTCCAGTTTTGCCCAGCGCACAAAATCAAGACACAGGCTTGTCAATTAACATTGCCACTGGCAATGAAAATGCAAATAAAGTGCCTGCTGATGCTGCAACTCTACCCGAAGTAACAGTTACAGCAACTCGCGCTGATGTAGTTGGCGATCTCTCAGCTAGAGATGACATAATTCCTCAACCCAATATACTGGACAAATTTGCCAGTTACACCTACAGCGCCAGTGTGTATTTGATGAGTGCCAAGCAGTATGAACGATTGCTGCTCAGTAATAAAAAAAACATCAACGGATATTTTTTGTTGTTTCAAAGTGGCGGTGCGCCTACCAACAAAGGCGGATTTTTAGGCAAAGGGTCTGGCACAGTGGATGGTGTGGATGCTAATGCTGATTTTATTAATGATGAAACTGCAGACTACGGGCGTAATCCAGCGTTCCCCCAAGACTTTTATATTGATTCAATCACTATAGACAATGCATTGCCTGGCCAGCAAACACAAGCAGCGCACATGGTCACTGATTTAAAGTTCACTGTGGTAGAACCAGGTAACATCACACTGTTGGATAGAATATATCGTGCAGTACAAGATGCTGGGCAAATAAATGATTCCAACCAACCAGTCAATTACACAGCAGCAGTTTATCTCATGGTTATACGTTGGTACGGGTATGACATTGATGGCAATCTTGTGGCCGGAAAAACAGCACCAGACAAAGATGGATTGTCGGATACCAATGCCATTGTGGAAAAATTTATTCCATTCTTGATTAAAAAAATCAACTGGAGCGTGAGTTCAAAACTGGTCACCTATGATTTTGAATGTGCGCCAGTGGCACAGATGGTTGCTGGCTACACACGGCGTGGCACAATACCTTATGATGCACAATTTACTGCGTCATCAGTGCGCGAGTTGCTGGGCGGAGAATTGCAATTTGTAACACCCGCTAGTACCACTAACACTGCCACTAACAGACAAGCATCAGTGCGAGCAGTTGACAACGCCATTGCTGCCACAGGATCACCGCCCAAAGCATCAGGGGCTCCTACTTCTAGTCAAGTGGTCAGACAAGGCCTTATGCAGGCCATGAATAAGTATCAACAAGAATTGGTCAAAAAAGGCAAATATGAAGTAGCCGATACTTATTCAATAGAGTTTGATCAAAATCCTGACGACCCTGACCTCAACATTGCTGATGCCACACTGAGATTACCCGGTAGCACAGTTACTCAAAGTAGAACTTCAATGGGCGTGGCAGCTGAGACAAACCCCAATGCAACATTAAACCCAGACACTGATGCAATGAAGATCAACAATCGTAACTACAGCATCACAGCCGGCATGCAAATCATACAAGTGATTGATCTGGTGATTCGCAACAGCAGTTATATTGCCAAACAACAATTGACCACTATAGATTCCAGTGGAGTCGAACGACCCGATGCTCAAGCACAGAAAAAACCCATGTCTTGGTTTAAAATCAGCATGGAAGCAAGACAAGGCAAATACGACAAACTGCGCAGAGACTATGCTTACAATATTGTATTTGTTGTGACTCCTTACACTCTGCAAGATTTTGACTCAACATATTTTCCGTTGACCAAATTTCGTGGAGTCCATAAATCTTACCCTTACTGGTTTACTGGACAAAACACAGCGGTGTTAGATTTCACTGCCAACTTCAACAATCTCTATAACTTGACAGTGACAGGCACCAGTAAAGAAGATTCAGGTACCGCAGCCATACGCAGAAATTTCACTTCCAGCATGAGAGACATAGCCAAATATACCTATGCAGCCAGCAGTACACAAAACAGAACAGGTGAAGATGGTCCGGCATTAGAAGCACAAGCCAATGCTGCTGAGTATCTTTACAGTCCTGGCAACATGGGCGACGGGGCATTGCGTATCATTGGTGATCCTGCTTGGATACAACAAGGCAGCATGGCCGGCAGAGTCAGTGCCGCAGAATTCAGTTATTCTGCATTTTTACCTGATGGCACCATAAACTTTGATGCACAACAAGTGATGTATGAAGTTGCCTGGCAAAGACCAAACGATTATGATTTAACCACTGGACTGGCAGACCCTTATGCAGGTGGCGATACAAAAAATCGACTGCCAATACAAAGTTCAGTATACCTTGCCAACCGAGTGATCAGTGAATTCAAACAAGGCAAGTTTGAACAAACTATCAAAGGTTCATATTTCCGCTTTCCCAAACCTAATGGGTCAAACACTGTGGGCAAGTCAGCCTCAACTATGGCAACCAATGGTGCATCTTTGAGAGAAGCACAAAATAGAGCTGCAGGCAATGACAGCGTCACAGACAATCCCATATTGGCCAGAAAAAACGCACAGTCTCCGTCGGCTGCATTGTCCAACGGCAACTCCGCATTGGACAATGGTGTAAAAACTGCGGCAGCGGCTGTTGAAAACGGTGCTCTTCCGGCAGCTGTACAACAGGCAACAAACATTGGTAGTTCTTCGTCGGCGTCGCCAGTGAACAGCAACAATGCAATCGCGCCGTCGGCATATCCACGAGCACCAACTGGCTCAGGAGTTAGCCCTATTACATTTGCAGAAAACTCTCCGCCGCCGTTAAATACCAACCCGTTCGCCAATGCAGGGCGTACACAAACCATAGTTAAAGAAGCATAAGGAGCAACTTTGTCAGAAGATGTACAACGCAGTAGAGGTCGTCCCACAAACTACAAATTAGACCGCGGAGGTGTGCCAGCAGAGTTTGGCCCATTCTCGGGCATAGTAATGAACAATTCAGACCCCACACGAGCAGGGCGTTTGCAAGTGTACATTGAAACATTTGCTGGTATTGACAAAACTGACAGTTCCAAATGGATCACAGTAAGTTATTTGCCAGGGTTCTTTGGATACACACCAATGGGCAAAACAGCTGACAACGACTTTGGCTCTTATCCAGGCAATCAAAATTCATATGGTATGTGGTTTACCCCGCCAGACATTGGCATTCAGGTGCTGTGTGTTTTTGCAAATGGAGACAGAAATTTAGGGTATTACATTGGTATAGTTCCGGGCAACGGTATAGGCCACATGGTACCAGCCATTGGCGCGGTTAGAAGTTATGTGTCAGGCAACAAAAATCAAGAAACATACTTTGCTGATGCAACGTTGTTGCCAGTTACAGAGATCAATACCAACAACAATAGCGTTCTAAATTCCAGTGAATTTTTCAAGCAGAAAAAACCTGTGCAAGGTGTTGTAGCACAGGCATTGTTTCAACAAGGCGTTGGTGAAGATATAGAACGTGGTCCTATACAATCTAGTAGCCAAAGAGAAAGTCCCAGTGCTGTTTTTGGAGTAAGCACACCAGGAGTTGCTGTGTATCAAGGCGGTATGAGTCCTGATGATCTTCGTAAAAAAGTACAAACTGGAGAACTCAAACCTGAAGATGCACAAGTAATCAGCCGCATGGGCGGACATACTTTTGTGATGGATGACGGTGACATTGACGGCAAAAATGCCTTGTTCAGACTGCGCACAGCCAAAGGGCATCAGATCACAATGAACGACTCTGGCAACTTCTTTTACATATTGCATGCCAATGGACAAACTTGGCTGGAGTTTGGTCAAGAAGGCACAGTGGATGTGTTCAGTACCAACAGTGTGAACATACGCACCCAGGGCGACATCAATTTGCATGCTGATCGTGACATCAACATGTATGCTGGTCGCAATTTAAAAATGAAGGCCATGTCTAATATTAATTTGGAGGCCGATGCTGATCTCACTGCCACAGTGAAAAAAGACATAACCATCTACAGCAAAGCCAAGATAGGTATCAAGGCCGACGGATCAATGGCATTGCAAAGTGCAGGTGGATCTTGGAGCGGCGGTGAATCATTGTTGTTTACTGCTAGCGGTATAGACTTAAATGGTCCTGCGGCACCCACAGTGACCGCACCCAAGCTCATACAAAAAACCACCATGGACGATGTGACGTTCAGCACAAGCACCGGATGGAAAGTGCAAAAAGACAAACTAGAAAGCATTGTCACACGAGCACCCACACACGAACCGTATCCTTATCACAACAAGGGTGTGGCGGTGGAAACACAGTTTGAGCCAGGCAAACCAACACCTCCACCGGGTGCTACGCCTGTGCCTGCTGGCGTGGAGATCTCAGCCAAATGAGTATTTTTAGTTTTACCAATCCTGTTAATGGACAACCTTTTGAAATCAAAGGCCCGCCAAGTCTCAGCCAGGCTCAAGCCAAGGCCATATTTGACAAACAAGTCAGTGCTGGCAGTTTGGTGGGATTCAAAAAAGGTGATGTACTCAGTGCTGCCACACAGGCTGCTGATGGACTGGCCGGTGCTCAAGCACAACTGGCACAAGCAGCCAAGGGCATTGGTGGCGACTTGTCAGGAGCCATTAAAAATATACCTGGAGTTGGCGACATAGCGGCACAAGCACAATCAGTGGCCAGCAAAACACTGTCAGGAATATCATCTGTTGTGAGTAACTTGCCAGTGGCCAATGGCATCAATGTAGCAGACTTTGCCAAGCAAGGTGCGTCTCTTGTGCCCATACAGGGATTGGGTATCTCTGATGTCACGGCTGCCATGAGTTCGGCCAGCAAACTTGTGGGACAAGCATCCAGCGCAATATCAGACGCCCTCGGTGCAGGCAAATTTGGGTTTGACGCATCACAATTAGAATCTGTTGGAGTACTCAAACCAGGCACCGCAGCCACATACTTGAAGCAAGGTATTAATTCTCTGACTGACGTGTTGAAAAGTCCAGCAGTGTTTACTGGAAAAGATGGTATCAATAGTCTAGACAGTTTGTTAGGTTCAGTGCCAACTCAGGATAGTATTCAACAGCAACTTATGAGTCAAGGACTCAATGCAGTCAAGCAATTGGGCATACCCACAGACAAATTAAGCACCGCATCATTGGCCGGCCTGGCCAACGCCGCTGCCAAAAGCATACCCACTACACTGGACTGGGCCAAAGGACTACCGTTGCCAGCAGACATCAAGTCTAAATTAGACACCGCAGTAAGAGATGGAGCATTTGCAGCAGATTTTGCAAATTTTAAAATAGATGATCCCATGAAAGCAGTGATCACACCGTTGCCGGCAGTTGACACAGTGAATCGACAAACTGTGGATGCAGCCAGCAAACGCATTGTGGGCAATGACAAAGTGCCCACAATAAAATACACTGTGTCAGATCAAATCAATGCACAAAAAGAAGCCTTTGAAATACAAAAGAAATTTGGGGAAATAAAAACAATTGATTTGTATATCAAACGAGATGTAATAGGAAGAAGTGGCAACAGTAATAATCCTTTTGCTGTGATTCTTCAACTTGAAGATCTGCTGGGCGAAATTGCATTGGCAGACAGCAAACTATTGGATCTCAAACGGCAAGCTGAACGAGTAGTTCGCATTGAGCCAGCAGCGTCTATAGTACTAACAAGCATTGACAAAGAAATCAAAGATCTGATTGGACTTAGAAAACGTATTGAAACCACCATTGAAAAACTCAAAGAATTTGCTGCGCAAAGTACCACTGCCTGACCACCATAAATATTGTCATGACCACATTTATCGGCTTCAACACCATCAATCAATTCAAAAAGTTCACGCTCACAGACTTTGATCTAATTCAGCGAGACCTGTTGAACGCCTTTAGCATTCGTCAAGGTGAACTGCCTGGGCGTCCGGGCTATGGCACTGCACTGTATGATTTTTTGTTTGAAAATCAAGTTGAACAAATTTCACAACAGATACGTGCTGAAGTGCAGAGAGTGGCAGGTGGTGATCCCAGACTCACTATCAATGACATACAAGTGTTTCCCCAGGAAAATGGCATATTGATACAACTTCAGATCACGGTTATCAACACCACTAACGCCGAAATTCTCAGCATATTCTTTGACGAACAAACTCGTAATGCCAGTTACGTATAACTACGCCGTTTTTATTATTAATAAATAAAGCACGGACGAGACAAAAATGGCAACAACCACAAGACAGACAGCAATATTTGGCGTAGAAGATTGGAAACAAATCTACCAAACTTATCGCGAAGCCGACTTTCAAAGTTACGACTTTGAAACCCTTCGTAAAAGTTTCATTGACTATTTGCGTTTGTACTATCCTGAAACATTCAATGACTACATTGAATCCAGTGAATTTATTGCCTTGCTGGATGTCATGGCTTTCATGGGCCAGGCACTGGCATTCCGTACTGACTTGAACACCAGAGAAAATTACATAGACACAGCCGAACGTAGAGATAGTGTAGTACGACTGGCCAATCTTGTAAGCTACACTGCCAAGCGTAATGCAGCAGCCGAAGGATTCCTCAAAGTATTCAACGTAACTACAACTGAAAATGTTGTGGATTACAACGGTGTAAATTTGAGCAATGTCACTATCAATTGGGCTGATCCCACCAATGTGGACTGGCAAGAACAATTCACAGCCATTATCAACGCCAGTCTTGTTGACAGTCAAAAAGTAGGTCGTCCGGGCAATCGTCAAACCATCCTGGGGGTAGACACTGCTGAATATGGTATCAATTTGGTGTCAGGATTTTTACCTGTCATTCCTTACACTGCCACAGTGGACGGCATCAACATGCCTTTTGAAGCCACGACTTCTACGTCGGTTGGAAAAGATTATGTGTACGAACCTGCTCCTGCGCCCAACACAGTGTTTAACATGCTGTTTAGAAACGATCAACTGGGGTTTCAATCAGCCAACACAGGTTACTTCTTCTTTTTCAAACAAGGCATTTTACAAAATCAAGATTTCAATTTAGCCGAACGCATTGCCAACCGCACAGTGGACATCAATGTTGAAGGTGTAAACAATGACGATCGCTGGTTGTTTCAATTGGACAACATTGGCAACATCAGCCGTGAATGGCAATTTGTTGAAAACGTGTACACTGCGGCTGAACAACGCAACAATATTTTGCAACCAATTTATTCAGTGACTTCTAGAGCCAATGACCAAATCACCATGGTGTTTGGTGATGGCGTATTCTCAGAGATTCCTGTGGGCATTTTCCGTGCCTATGTACGTGCCAGCAACGGCCTGCAATACATTATCAACCCTGAAGAAATGCAAAACGTTGTGTTGCCCATCAGTTACACTGACCGCAACGGCAACTTGCAAACAATTACATTCACTTGCGGTATCACACGTCCTGTATCAAACAGCCAGGCACGTGAACCCATTGGCGAAATCAAGCAACGTGCTCCTGCACGTTACTACACACAGAATCGTATGGTCAACGGCGAAGACTATAACCTGTTCCCTTACACACAATACAACAGTATTATCAAATCAAAAGCATTGAATCGTGCCAGCATTGGTACCAGCCGTTACCTTGATCTTGTGGACAACACAGGCAAATATTCATCAACCAACACATTTTCAAGTGATGGCGGTATATGGAGACAAAATATTTTGCCTACTATTTTGTTTTCATACACAAACCGTAACGAGATTGCAGATATTATTACCAATCAAGTACAGCCAGCCATTGACGGTGATACTGTACGACAATTTTATTATTCAAATTTTCCACGCATCACATCTACTACTCAACCCACAGGCGTCACTTGGTTAAGTGGGTATACCTGGAATCAAAGTACAACATTGGCCAATGAAACTACTGGTTATTTTAGAAATACCACTATCAGTGCGACCTGGCCAGACGGTACTCCTATTCCGGTAGGAGATACCACTACCACAATGTTTCAGTATGTGATACCAGGCAGCTTGATCAAGTTTGTGCCGCCCACCGGCTATTACTTTGATCGCAACAACAGACTGGTGCAAGGCACCCCCATGCGAGCAGATGAACGCATGGAAATTTGGGCCAGTCCACAACTCATCATAGGAGATGGATACAATGGTGGCCTGGGCAATCTAAGCACAGGTGCCGGACCGGTCACAATCAACAACTTTGTGCCCACAGGTGCTATTGTAGACACAATTATTCCGTTGTTTGTGACAGATCTACCAAATGACGTTGAACAAGCCATGGCAGAACAAATTTTGTTGTACCGTAACTTTGGTCTAGGATATGACAACAATGGTGACATAACCGGCACCCCTTATACCTGGTATATCATATACAGCACCAATCTTGATGCATATTCACAAAGCAACTCTGCGCCATGGAGTCAGCAGTATGCTGACAATACATCTGGGGCCAATCTTGATGCCAGTTGGTTGGTGCAATTTGTAGTGCAAAATCAAAACTACACTATCACATTCCGTGGACTAAGTTACAACTTTGGATCAGTACTACAAACAAGATTTTTCTTTTACGAAGATCAACTGGTATACGACAGCCGCACAGGCACAATTATCAAAGACTTTATCAATGTGTTGGCTGTGAATACACAGCCTGATTCCACAGCACCTTTACCTGGTGATATCTACACCACTATCATTGGGCAACCTGTAGAAAGTGACGGCTATGTAGACGACTTCCAGGTGTTGGTAAGTTATCGTGACTCAGACAATGATGGTGTGCCAGACAATCCGGACTTCTTTGATGAAATTGTAGGGCCTGCTACCACTTCAGGACCATTTGTGTTCTTGCAACAAACTGTGGACTTTGACAACTTGCAACGTTACTTGTTGGTTGAAGAAGGCATTGTGATATACGACTATGGTACATTGGACGAAATTGAACTGGCCAAAACTGAATGGACACCGGGGCAGGTGTTTTATGCCTATGAAGAAGATGCGTTTTATCAACTCAGCATCACCGTTACTGGTGTGCGTACTATCATTTCAGTAACTGGGTGGATTGCAAAAACTGGCCGACAAAGTTTGTATTTTCAATACCGTCACAACTCACCATTGACCAACAGAATTGACCCAGGCTCTACCAACATCATTGACTTGTATGTGGTCACATTGAGTTATTACACCGCATATCAAAATTGGTTGAGAGATACCACTGGCACCGTTACAGAGCCAGCATTGCCCACCATTGATCAGTTGTCAACTGATTACCAAGCACTGCAAGATTACAAAATGATTTCAGATAATATTGTGGTCAACTCGGTGATATTCAAGCCACTATTTGGTCCCAAAGCTGCACAAGAACTACGTGCCACTATCAAGGTCATACGTGCGCAGAACAGCACAGCCAGCACCAGCGAGATCAAGAGTTCAGTATTGGCAGAAATGAACACATATTTCAGCATTGACAAATGGAGTTTTGGCGATACTTTCTATTTCTCAGAGTTGGCGGCATACTTGCACAGACAACTAGGTACTATTATCAGTTCAGTGGTGCTGGTTCCGTTAGATCAACAAAAGAGTTTTGGTGACCTGTATGAAATTCGCAGTCAGCCTAACGAAATTTTTGCCAATGGTGCAACCATTGACAACATTGATGTAATCGAAGCATTGACCAGTACCAACTTGCGTACTGCACCAGGCAGCGGAGTAATTTAATGGCACGAACTAGATCAGTTGATTTTTTACCAGAAATTTTTAGAACTCCGGTCAACAAACAATTTTTAGCGGCCACACTTGACCAAATGGTTCAAGAGCCTAAATTTAAAAAGACACAAGGCTTTATTGGACGCACTGTGGGTCCTGGTGTGAATCCCAATGACAGTTATGTTGTTGAACCAGATCAAATTAGACAAGACTATCAACTTGAACCGGGTGTTATCAGCCTTGAACCAGATACTCAAAATGTCAAGAACGTGATAACTTATCCTGGCATGAATGATGCCATTGGATTCCAGGGTGGTGATCAGGCTCGTGCTGACCAACTATACAACAGTGAATATTATACCTGGGATCCATTTGTTGATTACGATGCTTTTATCAATTTCAGTCAGTACTTCTGGTTGCCTAGTGGACCAGAAACAGTGGACGTACGATCGCTTGGCATTCCAACCAATGATAATTTTGTGGTCACAAGAGAAAATGGGGTTTACACGTTCTCAGGACTATCTGGTAACAATCCCACAATTGATGTGGTACGAGGCGGTAGTTACACATTTCAAGTAGCGCAAAACGCCAAAGAGACTGTGAACTATCGTGTCACAAACAACAGCACCACCGCATACTTGATTGACTTCCAATCCAATCCGACCCTGACGTTGGCACGTGGCAATACCTATGTGTTCAACATCACACTCAATGGTGTATATCCTTTCTGGATCAAAACTGCCCTGAGTCTGGGCACAGGTGATGCATACAATTCGGGCGTGTTGCGAAACGGCAGCAGTTTTGGTCTTGTGACATTTGTTGTGCCACAGGATGCCCCAAACACATTGTATTATGTCAGCGAGAATCAAACCAACCTGCGAGGCACAATCAACATTGTTAACGGCACGCCTGGTACTGGACCTGGATTTTGGATTCAAACCGCCCCAGGAGTGGATGGTGTAGTACCTACCACTCCCAATCTCAGTAACCGCGGTGTTTATGGTGTGACCAACAACGGCGAAGACCTGGGCATAGTAACATTTGACGTGCCACAAAAAACTGCACAAGAATTTTACTATAATCTCACAGACGTAGGCCCAGTTGATTTGTTGACGGAATTAAAATTCAATCAAATCAACAACCAACCACTAGAACAATTTATTACAACCTATGGCGGCATTGATGGTACCACATATCTCAATGGTCGTACACTGGTGTTTACAAACAGCATTGCAGATGCTGAAGATGGCGGCTGGATTGAAACCACATTCTATGATCCGCTGCCTAGACTGGATTCATTCAACGGCGCAGTGGGCAGTTATGATTCTATTAACTTTGATCAGTCTACCGAAGTGCCATTGGCAGATCGGTATCAAATATGGCAAATCAGCACAGTAGACCGCGACGGTGTAGAATACATTAGTCTGTCAAAAATTGCTGATGTTGATATCAATGAAAAATTTACCATCAGTTATGGCAACACCTACAGCAATACCAGTTGGTATAAAAATGCTGTTGGTTACTTTCAACGCATACCTTTGTTGACAGCGTTGTTCAACGAGTTGTATTATCAAGACGGAACTGACCCAGAAATTTTTGGTAAAATTCGTCTGCTGGACCAAACAGAAACCAGTACAATTTTTGTTGATCAAATTATTGGACAAAAAACTTATACCAGCCCCAATGGTGTGGCATTGACCAATGGTCTCAAAGTGCGTTTCACTGGTGATGTACTGCCAGTAAGTTATGGTTCAGGTACTACCACATTTACTTGTACTGCCACCCAGGCCGGCAGCAATTATATCACATGCAGTTCAACCGACGGATTGTACGAAGGCGAAGAAATTGTGTTTTCAGGCACCACCGCAGGTGGTATTGTTGCTGGCCAAAGCTATTATATCAAATCATTAGCAGCCAACGGTATTCAATTTTCAATAGCCACAGTAGCCGACGGTGCAACATTTGAATTGAGCACTGCCACAGTGGTAGGATTTACTGCTGTGGCCATTGCCAACAATGAATTTTATGTAGCAGGAGTTGGCACAGCAATTGAGTTGCTGCCAGTGCGAAACTTTATCACCCCAGAAACTTATGTGGTTGATGCTAGAGATAGTACCATTGCCACAGAACCAGGAGAAGTAGACTATCTCACCGTTGATCGGGCCAGCAAAGATTTGAATGCATGGACTCGTAGCAATCGTTGGTTTCACATAGAAGTCATCCAGGCCAGTGCTACCTACAACAACAACGTGGCTGACCTGGACAACAACTATCGAGCCAAACGCCCAATTATCAACTTCAGACCTGACATTAGATTGTACAACATGGGCACTGAAGGCAAACAGCCAGTGGATATCATTGACTTTTCAGAAACTGATGCACTCAGCAACATTGAAGGCAGCACAGGATATTCAGTGGATGGCTATACATTTGTTGATGGCAGCCGAGTAATTTTTGCTGCTGACTCAGACCCGGAAGTTCGTAATAAAATTTATGTGGTTCAATTCATCACACCTGACAGTGTGGCACCGTTGATTACACAACCAATCATTAATCTTGTAGTGGCCAGCGACGGCGCAGTATTGCTGGATCAAAGCCTGGTATGCCTTGAAGGGACTACACAAAAAGGTGTGAGTTTTTGGTACGATGGTGTGCAATGGACGGAAGCACAACAGAAAACTGGAATACAACAAGCACCGTTGTTTAATGTGTATGATTTGACTGGCATCAGTTTTGGCGACAGAGTCAAATACCCATCCAGCACATTTACGGGCAGCAAGTTGTTCAGTTATGCTGTGGGCGATACTGGCATACTTGATCCAATTTTGCAATTCCCATTACAATATTTGAACATCAACAACGTAGGTGACATTGTATTCGAAAACAATCTCTACAAAGACACATTCTTGTATGTTGAAGACAATGTGTCAATTGTATCTGACATCAGTTCAGGTGTGGCCAGAGAATATGTAGATAGAATTGCGTTTGGCAAACTAATTGGTTGGCAAACTGCTGCGGCAAGCAGTCAGCAATATCAACAATTTAAATTTACATACACTGGGCAAACATTAAAACTTGATGTTGCGGTTAGCACTAATTCAGTGCTACCCCCGATAAAAATTTATGTAAGTTCAGATTTCTTAATGCCCGACGAATACAGTTATCTAGTGGGCGCTGACAGCACAACTATTACTTTGGTCAACACGTATTTGCCCACCAACATCATTGAAGTGTTAGTGTTGAGTGATCAGACCAGTTCAACTGCATTTTATCAGGTTCCAATCAACTTACAAAATAATCCGTTGAATACCAACAGTCCTAGTTTTACACTGGGCACAATTCGCACACACTACGAAAGCATTTGCGAAAATTTGTTGACCTTGTTAGGCCCGGTTAACGGTGCAAACAACACCAGAGATTTGGGTAATATTGTGCCATACGGTGCCACCATACTGCAACAAAGTTCTCCGTTGACCTTGGCTGGATATTTCTTGCGCAGTGAAAAATACAACATATTTTCAAGCCTGCAATATAACAGCAATGAATATTTGAAATTCAAAGGTCAGATGTTGAACACTGCAATTCAACAAGTGGTTCAATTTCAAACTGCCGGCGAAATACTTGATATTGCCATAGCAGATATCACACTGGGACGCATAGAAACACAACCATTCTACTGGAGCGACATGATACCTGCAGGTGCAGTGTATCAAACCACAACATACACTATATCAAATACTACCGGCGATACATTTGATATTGTTAATGTGTACAATTACACATCAGCCAACTACCTGGGTATGAATGTGTATTTGAATGATGTGATTCTTTCCAGAGATCTTGATTACGCAGTGGCCACAGATGGTCCTCGAATTGTAGTATCAGTAACATTGTCTTTGGGCGATGTGTTGACAATAAATGAATACTCTACTACCTATGGTAGTTTTGTTCCTAATACACCTACCAAACTAGGCTTGTATCCTGCATTCCGTCCTGAGATTATCACACAGAAGACCAGTTCAGGTTTGCAAACAGTGATTGTGGGACATGATGGCAGCATCACAAAGACATTTGGTGACATTAGAGATGATGTGCTGTTGGAATTTGAAACAAGAATATTCAACAACTTGAAACTGGACGGAAATCCTGTACCAATCAGCATTGCAGAAGTGCTACCTGGACAATTTAGAACCACCGGCTACAGCATTGCTGATGTCAACAACATCCTGGCCACAGACTTTTTGAGTTATGTGGCCTGGAACAAGCTGGATTACAAAACACAAGATTATTCAGCTGCCAACGAATTTTCATGGAACTATAGTGGAAGCACCAGTCGATTAGATAATGACGCACTGCCAGGAGCATGGCGCGGAATCTATCGATACTACTATGACACTCAACAACCTGCAGAAACACCTTGGGAAATGTTGGGATTCTCAATTCGTCCAACCTGGTGGAATCTGGTGTACGGGGATGGCCCATACACTCAAGACAACTTGGTGTTGTGGGACGATTTGGCAGCAGGTTATGTTGCAGATCCTGCTGCTCCGTATTACCGTCCAGAATATGCTAGACCAGCAAGTATTGACCCAAACACTGGTGAACCATCATTGTTGCCAGTAATACCTACCAGCTCAGAAGGCGAATTGTTGAGTCCGTTTGATTCAGTGGTGGGTACCTACAATGATACCACATTCCGCAAGAGTTGGGCAGTAGGCGACGGCGGACCTGTAGAAGCATCATGGTGGAACTCCAGTGCATACCCATTTGCTGTCATGCGACTGTTGGCATTGACTCGACCCGCCAAGTTCTTTGCCTTGTTTGCTGATCGTGACTTGTACAAATTTGACGCAGACCTTGATCAGTATCTTTACAACAATCGTTATAGATTGAATGCCAATGATTTGGAAATATACGGCAACGGTGTTAGCAAGGCCAGTTATATTGACTGGATTGTGGACTTTAATCGTCAAAGCGGAGTAGACAGCACCGCTGACCTCACTGCCGATCTTGGTGCATTGGATGTGAGATTGTGCTACAGAATGGCCAGTTTCTCAGACAAACAGTATATCAAAATTTACACTGAAAAGTCCAGCCCTAACTCTACCAACACCACTTTCTTGATTCCTGACGAAAGTTATGACCTGGTATTGTACAAGAACCAACCGTTTGATCGAGCCAGTTATTCAGCTGTTGTGATACAAAAAGTTGCAGGTGGCTACGCAGTGTTTGGCTACAGTACATCACAACCGTACTTCAACATAATTCAAAGCATCTATGCTGGACGTTTGCAAACTTATAGTGCAGGCGGTGCAACTGTGCAAGTCCCTACGTTTTATACAAACAACGTTACACAGATTCCATATGGATTTATTTTTGCCAGTGAAACCGCAGTGTCTGACTTTTTGTTGAGTTATGGAAAATACTTAGAACGACAAGGTCTGATATTTGACAATCGTACCAATGGGTATGAATTAAACTGGGGCCAAATGGTCAATGAGTTCCTGTACTGGAGTCAGCAGGGTTGGGACGAAAATGCCTTGATCAATTTGAATCCATTGGCATTCAGACTCAGTATTTCTCGTGAGCAGGCTGTGGTAGACAGCATTGCTGCACAAACGTCTGACAATATTTTGTTAGATCAGAATCGTAGAGAGTTGCCCACACGCAATCTCATTATCACACGACTGGACAATACATTCACAGCAGAACCTGCTACAGATCAAACACTGAGCTACATTGATTTAAAATACACTTCATATGAACACATGATTGTGTTGAACAATGCCAGCGTGTTTGGCGATTTGATTTATCAACCAGTGACCGGTGCCCGTCAAAGTCGACTAAATCTGATTGCTGTGACCACAACTGAATGGAATGGTTCAGTAGATGCGCAAGGTTTTATTCTCAACCAAGACAATATTCAAGAGTGGAACTCATATACAACATATACCAAAGGTGAAATTGTCAAGTACAAAGGAGCATATTGGTCGGCGGCCAGCATTGTGCAACCCACAGCAGTGTTTAATGCTAACAACTGGTTAGCTAGCGACTACACGCAAATAGAATTGGGGTTGTTGCCTAACCTGGCCAACAAGGCGGACCAGTTACAAAACAGTTACAATATTAATACTGCCAATCTTGAAACAGACAACGACTTGTTGAGTTATGGTTTGATTGGATTCCGTCCACGTCAATACATGACATCATTGAATCTTGATGATGTCAGTCAATTGAATGTATACCGACAGTTCCTAGGCAGCAAAGGTACCATACTCAGTGCTGAATTGTTTGCTCAGGCCAACCTGGGTAAAGAATCTGCAGATTACAGCATTTACGAAAATTGGGCAGTACAACGTGCAGTGTATGGCGCCAATGCCAATCGCAGTTTCTTCCAGTTGCGATTGAATCGTGCGTTGTTGGATTCCAATCCCAGTCTAATACAAATCGTTAATCCTCAGGAAACCAGTCAAGCAGATCAAATTGTTTTGGTGTCAGATATATGGCGGGAAAGTTACAATATCACTTCCCCAGACATACTGCCTACTACTACCACATTGCCCACAGACATTGCATTGCCCACAGCAGGTTATGTGAATCTTGACGATGTTGATATCACAGTATTTGATATCGATAACACCGACAGCTTGGCCGCAAACATCAACTCAATTGGTGTTGGTACAAATGTATGGGTAGCAAAGATCAACGCTTATGACTGGGCCATTTACAGAACTCAATCAGTACCGGGCACTATCAATCACGTGTGTGACAACTTAGATGGAACCAGTTTGGTCATATTCTCTGGACAGCATGGACTAACAGTCAATGACAAATTGGTCATACGATTCTTTGACACTGAAGTGGATGGTGTGTACACTGTACTCAGTATAGTAAGCCTTGACACAATCACTGTTGCATTTAGTTTTACTGGTGATCGCACTGTGGGCAACGGCACAGGACTAGGTTTTACTTTACAAACTCAACGTGTGGCACAGGCCAGCGATGTATTGAATCTTCCTTATGCCAATACCATTGAACCAGGAGCCAAAGTTTGGGTAGATGACAATGGCCAGGGACTGTGGAGTGTGCTTGAAAAACAAGATGTGTTTGCTGAATTATTGGGATTGAGTCCTTCAGAAGTTGACCAAGGCGAACAATACGGCAGTGCAATAGCACAAGCACAAAATAGATATGCTGCCTTGGTCGGCAGTCCAAGATATCGATTCCCAGTAGGTGCAACTGAATGGGCCTTTGCCAATGAATATGTTGAATTTTCAATTGTGTATGTGCCAGATCCACTACAAACAGAATTTTTCTATGCACCTGCTCCTGTACCACAAGGCATCAGCATCTATAACACTGCATACTGGACTCCGTATCCATTGACCAACTTGCCACCACGTGGTGGAGTTTATGTGTACGTCAAGGGCGATAGTAATGTGTACGCACCAGTTAGTGCCCTGGCACCCAACGATGCTGTGCTAAGCCTGGATGTATTGGATGTTAGCGGTGGCGTATACAATGGTCAAACGGCTGCTCGTGGATACGGCACTAGTGTAGACTTTGGTAACCAAACCTGGGCTGTGGCTGGAGCACCAGGCAGTTTGGGATCAACCGGTGCCGTGGACAATGGGTATGCTGTGGTCATTTTTAGAGATCCACAACTGGCAGCACCAGGAAATATTCCTTACGGACAATGGCAATTGTTGACCAGCCCTGGGTCCACCACTGCGGCTGAAGAATTTGGATACAGTGTTGCAATCAGCCAGGATGAACGTTGGATATACGTCGGTGCACCTGGCGTAAATGCTGTATATGCGTTTGGACGGGTTGATTGGCAGTTACAAAATCTCAAAGCAGTTGGAGACGGAGCAACTACTAATTATTTCATTGGCAATGCAATCAAAATTGATGCCAATACTCAACTCACAGTCAGTGTGGACGGCGATGAACAAATTTTAGGCACAGATTATGTGGTGCTCAATTCATTGACCATGGTGGTGTTTACTACACCTCCTGCAGAAGGCAACGCCATTGAGATTATCAGAACCAGTCGTAAAATTCTTGATTATCAGGCCACTTACAACTTAGGCCAGTCTGCAACCAGTGGATCAGGATTGGGAGCCAAGTTTACTGTTGTGTATCAACGCAACGAAATTGGCCAACCAGCAGCCAGCAAAGGTTTGGTATCAGTTACCACACCTGGCGCAAATTACACAGTGTCTGACACTATAACCTTAAGTGCTGCTAGTTTTGGCGGCTCTGTGACCAATGGCAATATCACTCTAACAGTGACCAGCATTGGTGCGGGCGGATCAGTAACTGGATTTTCTATTGCATACTCTCCGTCAGTGTTGGTAAGCACATTCTCATTGAATGAGTACTTGTTTAGTGCTGACAACATTTACAGTTTTACTTTGCTGGTAGATGGTGTAGTGCAACGTCCCAACATTGACTACACATTTAACAATGCCACATATGATGTGACATTTGCAGCAGCATCTAACCCACCTGCTGGTGCAAGTATCATTGTACGTGCCGAAGGCTATTTTGAATACTCGGGCACAATCACATACACAGGTTCACAAGCAGGTGATAGATTTGGGCATACAGTCAGCACCAGCACTGATGGTCGACAAGTGTTGATTGGTGCACCACACACCACAGAATCTAGTCTTACTGAAGCAGGCACAGTGTATGTGTTTGATCGCGACGTACAGCGATTCTTCTACGGCACTGACGGATCAACAGTATCTTTTACTACACTAGGATCAGTGGCAGCCCCAGTCAGTGTGTTGGTTAATGACACGTTTTTTGTTAATGAATTAAGTGCAGGGCCCGACGAAACTGACACATTCTCAGTAAATAGCAACATTGTTACCATACTTGGCAATTTACAAGTGGGCGATATTATTGAAATTGAAACCAACAGTTTACAATTTGTACAGTCGGTCACACAAAACACAGTGGAAGAGTTTTCTAACTTTGGATATGCAACAGACCTGTGCAGTTATAATTGTAGTCTGTATGTTGGCGCACCAAACAGCAGTCTCCAGCAATTAAAAGGTGGCATAGTTGAAAGACATATCAATCAAAGCCGCGCATATGGAATTACCACTGCCACATTGGCCAATGCCAACTTAAATAGTGGCGATACCATTAGAATCAACAACCAAGATGTTGTGGTTCCTAATGCATGGAACAATACTGCATCTTATGCAACAGATATTGTGGTGTACAACTACAGTGCTGCCACTGCAATAACTTCAATATATTTGAGTTTGCAAAGTGTGCCTGCAGGTACTGCACTATCCAACACTTCGTATTGGTCAGCAATCACAACAACCGCAGTTGCCGCCAGCGCAGAAGTACGTGCGTTGGCCGTACAAATCAATGTGGATGTTCCTAATGTACAGGCCACAGTTGACATTGACGGGTATCTGACTATTGCGGTTCAGAATTCAGCAGCAGCGCCAGTTGGTGACAAATTAAATGTTGCACCAGGCAGTGTTGGCACCACATTTGCTGATCTTGAGTTTGAAACTTATGTGTTTACCCAAACAATTAATAGTCCATATCCTGCAGACTATGCTGGGTTTGGCAGCAGTCTCAGCATTGAAGATAGTGCTATAAATCTAGTGGTTGGTGCACCTCGAGGTACACTGTATCTGATCACAATTTTTGATCTCAACAACACAGTGTTTGACGAAGATGCCACAGACTTTTTTGATCAAACTGTACAAAGTGGTGCTGTTTACACCTATGATTTGCTGGCCAGTGCTACCCCATCTGTCAGCAACCCAGACAAGTTTGTGTTTGGCCAACAAATTGACAATCCTGATGTGGTATCTTACGATCAATATGGCACGGCAGTGAACTACACTGACGGTGTGTTGTTCACAGGTGCACCGGGCAACGAATTTGAAGACAGCACACTCACAGCAAACTATGGACGAGTATTTGTGAGTACCAACGAAACTCGTACTCCATCTTGGTCTGTGTTGCGTGAGCAGAAACCTGTAGTAGATGTAAGATTGTTAAACTCTGTTTACTCTTATGATAGACTTACATCAGCCACCACACAGTACTATGATTTCTTCAACCCATTGCAAGGCAAGATCCTTGGAGCTGCTAGACAAAACTTGGACTACATTGGTGCAGTAGATCCTGCCAGCTACAATGTTGGCCCTGTTGGTATACGTGGCACCACCTGGGGACAAAGTCGTGTAGGTGAAACATGGTGGGATACCAGCACAGTGAGATTTATTGATCCCAATCAAGATGATATTGTGTATGCAAGTCGTCGTTGGGGGCAAGTGTTTCCTGGCAGCAATGTGGACGTTTATCAATGGATTGTGAGCACAACATCTCCCGCAGACTACGTAGGAGAAGGAACTCCATACAGCATTGATAGTTATGTGGTAAACACGGTGTTAAGTGCCAATGGTATTTTTAATACTGAATATTATTTTTGGGTGCGCGGCATAACTGCTACTGCCACACAAAAAGGCAAAACTCTGCCAGTCAGTACAGTGGCCAACTATATTGAAAACCCCAGAGCATCTGGTATAACTTATCTTGCACCCATTGATGCCAGTACCATTGCATTGTACAATGCTGGTGATTACATCAACGCACAAGACACAATTATCAGCATTGAGTTTGACAGAGAATTAACCAGTGACAATGTTCACGTTGAATATGAGTTGGTTGCGCAGGACCGTGAAGATGCATTCATCAGCAGAAATTTATACCGCAAAATGCAAGACAGCTTCTGCGGTGTTGATACCAACGGCAGTCTAGTGCCCGACATCAATCTTGGTGTGGCAGAACGATATGGTGTGCAGTTCCGCCCACGTCAAAGCATGTTTGTGGATAGATTTGCAGCGTTGAGAAACTACTTGACTCGTGCCAATACAGTGCTGGCAAGATATGCCATTGCCGAAAGCCGCCAGTTTGTGTTGTTAAATAGCAGTGAACCTGAGCCGCTGGCAGGCACAGGCGCATGGAACAAACGTGTGGAAAATTTGGAAATACTTGAGTTCCAAAATATTAATATTGTGGTACTGGGGTACAAATACCTGGTAGTCAGTGATTCTAGCAACAGAGGACTATGGACAATTTACACTGTTGAAGAAAGAGATACTGGCGCCGGCATTGTAAGAATTTTGCAATTGACTCAGGTACAAAATTATGACACCAAACAATACTGGAGTTATATCAACTGGTATTTGCCAGGATACAATAGCAGTAGCAAAATTATTGCTGAAGTTCCAAATGTATCTAGTCTTGACACGTTGAATGTCGTTGTTGGCAGTAGTGTAAAAGTCACTGCCAACAGTCTGGGTAAATTTGAAATTTATCTGCGTGGTGCCACTGGGTTTGAACGTGTGGGATTGCAAGATGGCACAATTGAATTTTCTGCACAATTATGGGATTACCAACTAGGACGTTTTGGTTTTGATGTTGAAGTGTTTGACGCTCAATATTATGACCAAGAACCTGTGATTGAAACACGCAAGATCATCCAGGCCATCAACGAAGAATTATTCATTGATGACTTGCAAATTGAACGCAATCGTCAACTGACATTGATGTTCAACTTTGTGCTCAGCGAATTTGCTGCTCCTGAATGGTTGGTCAAAACCAGTCTGATTGATGTGGAACACAGAATTCGTAGTTTGACAAAATTTCAAAACTACAGTCGCGACAACCAAGAGTTTGTGCTGGACTATATTCAAGAAGTCAAACCGTATCATGTGCAAGTCAGAGAATTCAATCTGCGTTACAACGGTTTTGACCAATGGTTTGGGGACATGACTGACTTTGATTTACCAGCATACTATAACACCAGTTTGCAAATTCCTCAGTTTACCAGTCCCATCTTGTTGCCGTATGTTCACAGTACGTCATTTAATTCTGAAACAAATAACCTCAGTGATTTACCGGCCAACTCAACTGTATGGGCATCATGGCCATATAGCCAATGGTTTGAAAATTATTTGTTAAGGTTGGATTCTGTTGATCTGATAAATGGTGGGTCAGGATACACCGAGCCCCCTGAAGTTGAGATTACTCCTAATCCGAACGATCCTGCACCAGAAGTTCTTGCTCAGGCTGTGGCAGTGTTAAATGGAATAGGACAAGTGGTTGGTATAAATGTCACGGTCAGTGGATCAGGTTATCATTCCACGCCAACAATTACTTTCATTGGTGGCAATGGCACAGGTGCCATAGCATATCCACGTATGACAAATGATGTTGTTCGTCAATTCCGCACAGTAATACGATATGACAGATTCCAGTATCAAACTACAATCCAGATCTGGAGCAGTGAAGGCACTTACGAAAACGGTACCTTGGTTCGATACAACGATCGTGTATGGTCCGCACTCAATGCTGACGGCAGTTCAGCAGTGGTGGGCCCAACATTTGATTTGGAAAATTGGGCAGTGGTCAACGCAGCCACATACACTTATCCAGGCAGCACACAAGCCACTGGATTGACTGGTGTTGACCGTACCATGGGCCTTTATGTGCCCGGAGCCAACGAATTTGGACTAGAATTACCATTGTTGGTAGATGGTGTTGATTATCCTGGTGTACAAGTTTTTGGCGATTACTTCACAGGCACACAAACACTGGACGCCAACTATCAAAGCGAGTTTGCTGACATTTATCTTGGTGAACGTTTTAGTGATATCAACGTGGATGGTGGCGAGTTCGTTGGGCCATATGAAGGTCATGCACCAGAAGAACTGGTAAATGGATCAGAGTACGACACATTGGACATGCGTATCTACACTCGTCCAGGATCAGACTGGCAGAACGACGGACACGGCTTTCAAATTGGCACAATTCGTTACACATTTGAACCGGGCATTACATTTGATTACAGTTGGGCCGGCATTGTAGATAATCCAATCAACATAGTTGTGTCTAACTTGACCACTGGTCGAGTATTAGCAAGTGGCAGTGATTATGTTGTTAATTGGGACGAAGGCACAGTTACTATCGCTATCACCCCCAATGTCAATTCAGGTGCTATTATCAGCATAGATGTTTATGAAATTGGCGGCGGAAGTCAGTTATTCAAAGGCAACTACACAGGCATAGATGTTATAGCAGACAACAACACAATAATTGTTCCAGTTGGATATAAAGAAATTGTGAACGTTTATGTGTTTGTAAATGGCAACTTGGTGGCAAGTCCAGAAGTTGCTGCATACACTGCCAGTCAGGCATATAATATAAATGACACATATCAATCTGTTGATATTGTATTCAACAACAATGCACTAGCAGTGACCAATACAGTGAGTGGATCTAATTTAATCACTTGCAACAGCACCAGTGCGCTGACCATTGGTCAACCAGTTGTTTTCTCAGGCACAGTGTTTGGTGGAGTTGTTGCAGCACAAGAATATTATGTGCAAAGCATTCTCAACGGAACACAATTTTACATAACAAATATTGCAGGATCTACTACCCCATTGGCCTTGACCACAGCATCAGGCTTGATGACTGGATCACCAAAAGGCACATACTATCGTGCTGTTCAAACAGTTCCTCCTGGTATTGTGTTGACTAACACCAACTATTGGATACCGTTTGTTCCTTCTGTTCGCAGTGAAGTCGTTATCACAGCCACCATCACAGCCACTGATGAAATATCACTATTAGTATTAGGGAATGCAAACAGTATCACAGTGACTGACACGCAAGCATTGGGCAATGCTATTGTGTTGCTGGGGTCAACTGCATCATTAAGTGTGGGGCAAACTGTCACATTCTCAGGCTATAGTCTAGGTGGGGTGTTAACAGGCACCACTTATAATATACTCAGCATTGTTGACGACTCAATGAGCGCAATTACCATTACAGAAGATGGTATTACAGAAGTCTCTTTGATTGACGACGAAGCCACTTGGTCTGGGGAATTGGTGGCAAAATTTGTGCCCACAATTTATCAGAGTTGGAGTACTCCTGTAATTGAGATATTTGTTGTGGACCAAGTCATTATTGACAGCAGTTCTGTAGAGATTGAAACTGCACCTATTTTCAGCAATCCAGCCAACATGATCGTCATGATCAATGGTTACAGAATACTTGGCCCAAGTTGTATAGAATGGATTGGTGATGGCACCACTGCCAGTTTTGGACTACCACAACGTATGGGCACAAGTTTTTTACAATCAACAATTGATGCTGTGAACGATATTCAAGTGTACGTAAATGGCGTGTTGCAAAAACAATCATTTGGTGCCGAAATTGGTGTTTACAGTGTCACAAACTGGGACGGCAGTAACACTCCTGGACGACAAGTTGTGTTTGATGCAGTTCCAGCTGATGGTACAGTTATTGTGATTGCAGTCAGCACCCTGGTCGACGGTGAGTTTGCATACAATCCTGTTGTGCCAGAATTTACATCTACCTTGCAAATTTCCAGCACACTTAACTTGGGCGATATTGTGCAGGTTATTACTTGGAATGACACCCGTGAACAAAATGCATTGACATTGACATTTGCTGGACCAGTGCAAACAGGCACAACAATTTTCCAAGCATACGACGAAACGGATTACGACAGCCCAACGCTGAATGATCCAACACAACCGTTGCCTGGAGAATTTGCTTTTGAAGTAGGAACATCAAGCCCAACTAACGATTTTGATTTGTTACGTGATAACATTGATGCCAGCAGACTATGGGTCACATTAGATGGCTACAGATTGTTCGAAGGCAGTGATTATACTATTCAAGGACAATATTTGATACTGGCACAAGGTGCAATTGGCGCGGCTCAAGTATTGATTGTCACTGAGTTTACTAATTCTGTGGTACCCGAAGCCATTGCATTCCGTGTGTTCCAGGACATGCGAGGAGTGCAAGCCACTTATAGAATGACCACAGCTACCACTACACAAGTGGCACAAGCAGTCAGTGCCACTGCTGATGTTGTTTATGTGGAAAATGCAGCAGCATTGAGTGAACCTGACTTGCCTGCTGGAGTTTTTGGCGTCATATCCATTGATGGCGAACGCATCATGTACAGGTATCGTGATTTGGTCACTAACAGCGTTTCTGGATTACAACGTGGCACAGCCGGCACAGCAACCAATAGTCATGCAGTAGGCGCAGACGTTTATGACATTGGACGCGGCAACTTGTTGAATGTTCAGTATCAAGACTACGTGGTCAAAGACACAGGCATGGGCGATGGCACAACTGCTGTGTTCTATGCTCCTAGCATTGACATTGCAGACTTTGGTGATTCTAGTACTGTGTATGTGGAAAGTATTGAAGTTTATGTGGGTGGTGTTCGCCAATACAACTACAGTGATACCACTGCCAACAGCGAATATCGTTATATTGTTTCGTTGTTTGATCCATTGGCCATTGAGTTCATAGTTGATGATACATATCCAGCACCGGCTGCAGGCAGTGAAGTGACCATACTACAACGCCGAGGTAAAACTTGGTATGAGCCCGCTAATGGCAACCCCAGCAACGGTGTAGCATTACAAGAAACTGATACAATAGCCGCAAGGTTTTTGTGTGACAGATAACACGGATAAATAAAAGACCATGTCAAACACAGCACCAAAACAGGCAACCGAATCACAAAAAACTGCACCACAGTCGCGCCGCCCAAACGAAACTGGCACAATCAGTGTGCAAGCGCACATGAGGATTTTTGATCCAAAAACACAAAAAACTTATGTGGAGGGACGAGCATGATTCAGCCTGGACTGTGCAAAATTGAAGGATTTGTCAAGATACATGATCCTAAAACTGGTGAAGTTCTTGTGGACAAAAAGAACGCAATTCACTACGAGAATATCAGTTTGGCCATGGCTCAAACTCTAAGCGATCGCAACACTGGTTATATATACGAAATGGCATTTGGCAACGGTGGATCCAGCGTAGATCCCACAGGTGTTATTACATATTTGCCCCCAAATACCACAGGTCAAAACGCCGACCTGTACAACCAAACTTACGCCAAAGTAGTGGATGACAATTCTGCAGCTGATACCGACCCCGAAAACAACAAAATGACACCGTTGCATGTGAGTGGCAATGTTTACAGTGATATTTTGGTAACGTGTTTGTTGGACTACGGCGAACCGCCAGAACAGCAGGCATTTGACAATTCAACCAATTTCAGTGGTGAATTTGTGTTTGACGAACTTGGATTAAAAACATGGAATGGATCAGTAGACAATCTAAGGTTGGTTACTCACGTGATTTTCCATCCTGTACAAAAGAGTTTGAATCGTCAGATTCAAATTGATTACACCCTGCGTATACAGACGCTGAGTAACATAAATGCTGTATAAATATAGCAACTAGGAACCTTTGACATGGCATATACAATCAATCTAACAGACGGCACAGTTTTTGCTACCATCAGTGATGGTACCATTAATACATCAAGTTCAATGATCTTGGTGGGTAAAAACTACGCTGGATACGGTGAATTTTTGGACGAAAACTTTATCCACTTGTTGGAAAGCGGTGCAAATACCACTGCACCAGCAGCGCCATTGACCGGACAACTTTGGTGGGACAAAACCAATACACTGTTAAAAGTGTACACCGGCACTGCATTTAAAAACATTGGGTCAGCCACATCCAGTGCCAGTCAACCCAGTCCCAGTGTAGTCGGTGATTTGTGGTACAGTACTACCAACCAACAACTCAATGTATGTACTGTAGCAGGCAATCCAGGAACATTTATTGTAGTTGGTCCTGGATTCTCCACTGCACAAGGTACATCAGGCGCTATACCTGAAACTATCTTAAATTCAGTCGGCGCCCAACGATTCATTACAAGTTTGTATGTGAACAATACCAGAGTTGGAATTGTGTATGAGGGGGCGTCATTCATACCTGAAGTGGGTTTGCAGGCAGCTTTCCCAACCATCTTCCCAGGCATCACACTGAGTTCTACAGTGGCAGGTGCGGTGTTTGCTGGATCAGCCACTAATGCACAGTTGTTGGACAGTTTGGACAGCAGTCAGTTCATGCGTACTGACACAAACACTTCTACTACTGGTGTGTTGCGTGTACAAACCAATACTGGCTTGTTTGTTGGGTCAGCCAACGTGTTTAACGTCAACACCACAACCACAGATGCCAACATCAAGAGCAATATCTCTGGTGGTAATTTAATCATACAAGCCAATGTCAGCGGCACAACATATACCGTGGCCACTGCTTATGGTGCCAATGGCGTTTTTGCCATTGGCAATGCTGCCACAGTAGGTACAACATTGGGCGTGACTGGCAACAGTTCTGGTGGTAATTTGACCACAGGCGGACAAGTATCAGCCACAGGCAACGTGACTGGTGGCAACATTATTACTGGCGCTTTAATGCAAGCCGCCTCAATCAGTGCCACAGCCAATGTGCAAGCGGGTAATTTACGCACCGTTGGGCAAGTAAGTGCCACTGGTAATATCACCGGCGCAGCTAATATTGCAGGTAATTATTTCTTGGGTAATGGCTCACAACTCACAGGCTTGAGCCTGGGGGTTAGTGTGACCAAGATTGAGAATGGTACTTCAGAAGGCTTTATCAATGCGTCTGGTGGCAACATTGCATTTACTGTGGGCGGAACTGGTAATGTGTTGGTGCTAACGTCAGGAACTGCATACTTTGTTGGCAATGTCAGCACAATTGGCATTGAGAAAACTGGTTCCAATGCAATTGGTAACATCGGATCCAGCTCAAACTACTTCAACCGTGTGTTTGCCACTGCTACCACAGCACTGTACGCCGACGTGGCAGAACGCTTTGCTGCCGACGAATTGTTGGAACCTGGTACAGTTGTAGAATTGGGCGGTACTAAAGAAATTACTCGATCTACTGAAGATTTAAGTGAAAACGTATTTGGCGTAATAAGTACAAGACCAGCCTACACCATGAACGGCGGAGCCGGTGATGATGACACCCATCCAGCGGTTGCAATGACAGGTCGAGTTCCTGTAAAATGTGTGGGTACAATACGCAAAGGTGATCGATTGGTCAGTGCTGGCGAAGGTGTTGCAAGAGCAGCACAATCTGGTGAAGCCACAGCATTCAATGTGATTGGCCGCTCGCTGGAAAACAAACACACACCAGAACTTGGAACAATTGAAGCAATTGTAACAATCAAATAATAGGAAACGAGAAATGACATATTCAAGTGGCGGCTTAATTCAGGCAGCAGATTACAATGGTTTTGTAAGCACCAACGTTGGTGCCAATCTCAATGCTGTGTTGAACACTGCATACGGACAGACTGCTGTTGGTACTGTGGCCGCGCTGGGAACTGTCACTGCCACCCAGTGGGCCAGTTTGGTCAACAGCACTGCCAGCATGGGCGCACATACAGTCACACCGCTCACTGCAAGAACCGCACCTAGTGCAGGACAAACCATCGACATATTGGCCGCTGTGAATAGTGACTTGGGTAGCATTTTTTCAAATCGCTACAATGCTGTTTCGGTAGGCAGTCAATTCACAGGCTGGAGCGGCACCAACAGCAAAACTTCACAAACTGGCACATCAGGTGGTGTGCCCTGGACCATTACATTTACCAACACAGTGACCTGGGCCAGTGCTGCTGCCGCAACTTATTTTTTCAATGCCGGCGGTCTGATCAAAATTGATGTGGCAAAAAGTTCAACTGGTCTAACAGGTGATCCAGAATGGAACGACTTGGCCACCACCTTGTGCGGTGACATTTATGTTTCCGGACTGGCTGCAGCACATACCATAGCCGGTGTTTCATACACAGGAACAACCAAAATTGGCGGCACCGGCACACCAACCACACTGAGCACTGCCACTGGTTGGGATGCTCTTGTGGACGGCGCAGGCGCTACCATTGTGTACAAACAGTTTGCTGACACTGCGCCTTACACCGGCAATTACATTCAACACACATTGGCCAAAAGCGCAGGTTCAACCATATTAACCATCTCCACAACCTGGGTTGCTGTGGATACCAACGTGCCTCCCACAAGTGGTACTGATCCAATCACAGGTGGTACAAACGCATCAGGTGCCACACCCGGCACAGCACCTTGTACCATTGTGACATATTATCCACCAGAAACAACCAATCTCTCCAACTCCTGGGGCACACCCACTGTGGTTGCCACAACAGCCTAACCAAAAGGGGTAGTTGCCCCTTTACTTTCCCCTACTTTTCCTATATAATGCATTATGAATACTGATGCCTTGGTTGCTCACGCACGAGCAAGATTTGATCACGCAGCCGCTCGACGAGTGCTAAAAGAAAAGTACGAAGCACGTATGGTGTTTGCCCATGGGGGCGGAATGTGGCGGGCTGGACCAGACCTGTTGACTGTGTTGTTGGCCTGCGCACAAGACAAGGATGTGGTGATATTAGACTTGTACGAAACACCTGTTAAAATTGTTGTAACAGACTTGTTTGCTCGAGCACACGAACGCTGGCAAGAGCAAATGAACGCATGGAAAGTAGAATGGGACGAACTAAACAAAAAACGCTGACACAAGGTGTGTTGATCTTTGCCTTCAACAATGAGGCAACGGATTACATTGCCATGGCAGCATGGAGTGCAAAGAACATTCGCAGGCATTTAAACCTGCCAGTGGCCTTGGTCACAGACAATCCAAAAGTGGCCGCACAGTATGATTTTGAACACATCATTGCAACTGTGCCCGATACTGGTGGCTCACGATACTTTGTTGATTACAATGCCAATGTGACCTGGCACAATGCCGGGCGCATCAATGCTTACGAACTGTCGCCGTTTGAACAAACCTTAGTACTGGATGCTGACTATGTGATAGCCAGTGATAGATTATTGCAAGTACTAGCACTACCACAGCAATTTGCAGCCTTTAAGGATGGATTTGATCCCAGCAGTATGACCAATCTTGACACCTTTGGTGCGTATAACATGCCCATGTGGTGGGCCACAGTAATGATGTTCCGTCGTGGCAACATCAGCCAATACATATTTGATAGTATGCAAATGATACGCAACAATTGGCAACATTATCGAGACCTGTATGGTATTCACCAAAACAACTATCGCAATGACTATGCCCTGAGCATTGCCCTAGGCTTGGTAGCAGGCGCTGAACAATCAGTACATGAGATATTTTTTCCCATGCTCAACGTCATGCCAGATCATGGGTTAACTTGTGTGGAACAAGATCATTATGAAATCACATACACCAACACCGAAGGTAAATTGAAAACTTTAAGTTGGGCTGGATTAGACTTTCATGCCATGTGCAAAAAGCATTTGGGAACCATCGTTGCAACCAATGGATGAACAAGGTTATGTGATTGTTGCTGTGAACAGTGACACAGTTGATTACTTGGACTGTGCTAGAACCTTGGCCAAGACCATACGTTACTGGGATCCGTCAGCACGTATCTGTCTGGTCACAGACAGCCCCTATACTGATCCCTTGTATGATCACCACAGGCAACTTGTGCCTGACGCCAACCCTTATGCCAATGACGCACAACTGTTCAGACTCACACCATTTCGTGAAACTATTAAACTGGAAGCAGACATGTTTGTTGTCAGTCCTATTTCACACTGGTGGGATCAGTTTAGACATAGAGATATTGTAATACCTACTGGCTGTAGAGATTGGCAAGACCGTGTGAGCACAGCAAGGCATTACCGCAGAGTGTTTGATGCGAACAACTTGCCCGATGTGTATAATGCTGTCACATACTGGCGGCGCAGTACAACTGCTAAAGAGTTTTTTTCATGGGTCAGCAACATATTTGCCAACTGGGCAGAGTTTAAGAAACTCTTAAAGTTTCCGGATGAAACACCATCAACTGATCTTGTGTATGCCATGGCAGCAGAGATCATGGGTCGAGATCGTGTGACCTTGCCATTCAGCACATACCCAAAGATAGTGCATATGAAACGACACATAGCAGGCACAGGTACAGAAGCCTGGACCCGAGAACTGATTTGGGAATATCAGGACATGCGCCTGCGTATACAAACTGTGGCACAAACCGGTGCGTTTCATTACAATGTCAAAGAATGGCGAGCATGACCCCTGAAGATTTTTGGTCAATACTACACAACATGCCGGAACCCCAGCCAGTGTTTTATCGCTTGTATCATGATAACCAAGGGCACCCGCTATTCTACAGCATGGCGGATGAGCCTGGTACATACATTGAGATTGACCAGGAAACTTTTGCTCGTAACGTGTCTAATGTGCGTGTGCGAGATGGCAAGTTAGTAGAAATAATGTGGACAACCACAACAAAATTGGTCCCTGGCAACTCTGGATCCCCTTGTCATCCTGACAATGTCGCTGTAATCGTTGCTGAGGACCAACCTCATACCAAATGGAGCAAACAAATATATGAATCAAATTGACGTAGCAGACTTGGACTGCGTATACCTAAGTTATGATGAACCTGAAAAAGAAGAGTTTTGGGTCCGGATCAAAAACATGGTGCCTTGGGCCACCAGAGTGGATGGAATCAGAGGATCAGATGCAGCACACAAAGCCGCTGCCACGGCCAGTACAACTGAACGCTTTATCTTGATCGACGGAGACAACATCCCTGACGCCGCTTTCTTTAACCAAACACTAACATTTGACACACCAGACTGGGAACAAGCAGTGTTTCGTTGGCGTGCCCGTAATCACATAAATGGCCTAATGTATGGCAATGGCGGACTGAGTTCATGGACCCGAGAGTTTGTGTTCAACATGCGCACACATGAAGCCACAGATGGCCGTGTAGAAACTGAAGTGGAGTTTTGTTTTGATCCCATGTACTGGCCCATGTACGACTGTTACTCAACCACATATCCTAATGCTTCCCCTTTCCAAGCATGGCGTGCCGGCTTCCGTGAAGGCGTAAAGATGTGCCTGAGCCGAGGTGCCCGACCCACAGTGGAAGAATTTCAACAACAAGTGCATCAACGCAATCTGGATCATTTGACCATTTGGCACAACATTGGCGCCGATGTCAACAATGGACAGTGGGCCATGGCTGGGGCAAGACAGGGCACATACATGACCATGCTCACAAACTGGGATCATCGTAAGGTACAGGACTTTGATGCCTTGTCTGAGATATGGGACACAATAAAAGATGCAGAACCAAGATTACTGAGCGGGCGTGTGGCAGATGATTTGCACAACCAATTGGACTTGCCTATGGCCATCTTTGAAGGTGAGCAAAGCCGATTCTTCAAACAACACTATCGTAGCAACTGGCACAACCGTGGTGTTATGGTTAGAGAGATTGATGTCATCCGTGAACAAGAAGGTTGGTAATGAACAAAGGTGACGAGTCAGCAGGAACCAAAAGTAATTTCCTAAATTCTGCTGAGCAGATGAAACAACAACTGGGTACTGCACTTTGTCTAGCTAAGTGGAAGCAGGTTAGTTTGCATTTGACCACAGGTATGAACAACTCGTGTTACCATCCACCACTGCACCCAATCAACCCTGCAGAGATTGCTGTGGATGTTTCGGCATTGCACAACACTGCATATAAAAAACAACAACGTCAAAAGATGTTGGCAGGTGAAAAGCCCGCAGAATGTCAGTACTGCTGGAACATGGAAGATCAAGGCAAGTTAAGTGACAGACACTATCGGTCAGGAGAACCCTGGGCAGCCGTAGATTTTGAATCAATAAAGAACAGCACAGGAGCGGAAAATGTCATTCCCAGTTATGTTGAAGTTAATTTTAATCATGCTTGCAATCTGCGGTGTAGTTATTGCAGCCCTCAGTTTAGTAGTTCATGGGCAGATGAAGTCGCTAGACTGGGAGCATATCCTACCCTGGTGCCTCATAATGCTCCTGAGCATTTTGCTGGCAGCCGTGGTCCTATTCCCGTTCGAGAATCAAACCCTTATGTTGAGGCCTTCTGGTTATGGTGGCCAGACCTGTACCCTCACCTAGAGCACTTTCGCATGACTGGCGGCGAGCCACTGCTGGATAGAAATACCTATCGTGTGTTTGATTATGTGTTAGCTAACCCCAGCCCCAAGTTACATTTGAATGTTACTAGTAACTTTTCAGTAGATGAAAAGAGTTGGCAAAAGTATTTGAGTTATGTCAAACGCATCTGTGACGGACGTATCGAGCACTTCATGCAGTACGTGAGCCTAGATGGATGGGGCGCTCAAGCAGAATACATGCGTGATGGTCTAGACTTTGACCTGTTGTGGGATCGAGTAAATCAATTCCTTACAGAAGTGCCTAACTATTCTAGTCTTACATTTATCATCACAATGAACAACTTGAGTGTGACCAGTTTGGACAAACTGTTTGCTGGCATCTTGGGCCTGCGCAAGGTATACAGTCATACCTACCAACGTGTGTGGTTTGACACCCCTGTGTTGCGCGAACCTGCTTGGCAGAGTCTACAAATACTTCCTGAAAGTTACGTGGACAAGTTGGAATTATTATGGGCTTGGATGATACGACAAATAGAAACAGAAGAAGCACCGTTCAAAGGATTCAAAGATTATGAACTGCACAGACTGGATCGTGATATTGCTTGGATGCAATCAGCACAGTTGACGGATCACTCTATGGCAAAAGCAGATTTCTATCGTTTCTTCAATGAACATGATCGCAGACGCGGTACAGACTTTTTGGCAACGTTCCCTGAAATGAAGTCATGGTGGGAGGAGTGTGCGTACCATGCTAGGCAATCGTAAAATCATTGTGGATGAGTGGGCAGAAGTGTGGGATCTGCTCAAGTCTTCGGCAGACAGCAGTTTCTGGCAGTGGCCCGCACAATTAGATCCTGATGCTGTTTATATTGTGGGCAGAGTTGTACTCAAAGAGAATTGGCAAGCCATAACTGAATGGGCCACAAAATGCCCAGGGCATATTGTTTTTTCCAATCCTGCAGAAGGCAGTGAGACCATATTGTTGCAACTGCGCAGATTGGTAATAGCAGACTATGTGCGTGATGGCCGTATTGGGTTGTTGACTTCTGGTGATATGGAACCAGGCTGGCACTACTGCAAAACAGATTGCTACTTTGCCAACATTGTAGAGTATATAGAAAACTTACGTGCGCATGAGTCCTACCCCGAAGTGTATCATAAAACTAACAAACCCTATAACTTCTTGTTTTTAAACGGACGACTGCGTCCACATCGCAAGTATCTAATAGATGCCATGCGTAAACGCCACTTGCTGGATCGAGCACTATGGACCAATCTCAATGATCGTGTGGAAATGGCCTGGAGTAGTCAATTGCAAACTGGTACCTCTGAACCTGTGCGTTTGTTGCCGGCTCAATACGAAATTGATCGTGCTTTGCCCAACATGGACACAGTGCCTGGGGGATTCGTAAAACATCACTTGTTTGGCAATACCTGGGGCGATGCTGAAGTCAATCCTGCACCCTACATTGACACCTACTTCTCGGTAGTAACAGAAACCATATTTGATTACCCACACACATTCCGCACTGAAAAAATTTGGAAACCCATGATTATGTGTCATCCGTTTGTGGCAGCGGCTAATCGTGGGTACTACAGAGATTTACATTCAGCAGGATTCCAAACATTTGGGCACTTGATTGACGAAACATTTGACATGATAGACGATCCTAAATCTCGTGCTGACAGAATAGTTGACGTTGTTGCTGATATATGTTATAATGGTGCTGCCAGTTTCTTGGAAGCTGCTGAATCCGTTTGTAAATATAACTATCAACAACTTCGCGAACACAATGCTCGCGAACGTGCAGAACTTCCTGAACGACTGGCCCAATACATAAATGAATGATTTAGAATTTAAACAACAAGTGTTGGACCCTGTGTCCCGAAGTTTTTGTGCGGCGAAATGGTACAACGCTACCATTTGGTTAGGAAGTGGGCAGACCACAAGTTGCCATCACCCGCCAGCCCATTTGATTGACACTGATAAAGTCTCTAACAACTCTAGGCTGCTGCACAATACTGATCAAAAGAAAGAAGACCGGCGCAAGATGTTGGCCGGTGAACGTCCTGCAGGGTGTGAATACTGCTGGAAGATCGAAGACATGCACACTGACGCTGTGAGTGACCGTGTGTACAAAAGTAAAATTTATCCCATAGAGGCCCTGCATGAAGCTGTTCGAACTCCCATCCAACACGATGTCAATCTTAAAACTCTCGAAATTAGTTTTGATCGCACTTGTCAATTTGCTTGTTCTTATTGCAATCCTGCTTTTAGTTCCACTTGGGTCAATGACATCCGCAAACATGGGCCCTACGTCGGACTTGTTAGCGATGGCAGGAACCATTTTACTCACACTCATGATAATAGTCAACTTTATAAATTCGGTGA